GTGCTGTCTCAATGATCTGTTGCAGTATCGGCTTCCAGGTGCGCCACCACTTGAGTGCGGTCTTTCCATCCATTTCCAAAATTCGATTATTGTCAAATTCCCACCATTCAGCGATGTTGTGTCGCTGACAGCCGATCTGCATCACATCCACCGTGTAGGTCACCGGGTACTGTCCACAGAACACCGATTTGATGTGAATCATGTTGCCATTGCAGTCCATGAGATCAGCGCCCATGAGATCAGCGCCCAAGAGATCAGCGCCCATGAGATCAGCGCCCCTGAGATCAGCGCCCATGAGATCAGCGATCGTGAGATTAGCGCTCTTGAGATTAGCGTCCCTGAGATCAGCGCCCCAGAGATCAGCGCCCCAGAGATTAGCGCTCCTGAGATTAGCGCTCTTGAGATCAGCGCGCTTGAGATCAGCGTCCCTGAGATCAGCGCCCTTGAGATTAGCGCCCTTGAGATTAGCGCCCTTGAGATTAGCGCCCTTGAGATAAGCGTGCTCACCGTCACTGTCCTCATTGAGCCAAGCTGTGTGCTTTTCCAGAATGCTGTTAATATCCATTGCAATCGACCTCCAGGTCTTTGTAGTTGGGCCACGTGCCTTCACACACCATGGTTTGGTACTGCTTTTCTTGCTTCAGTTCGTCGCGGTAATCCATTTCCCCTACCGCTCCGAATGCTGCTATGACCGCCGCGATGGTGATAACTTGTTTCATGTGTGCCTCCTTTGTCTGTTTTTATTGTGGTACAACGTACAACAAAACGTCAAGCACTTTTTTCAATCAAAAACGCAAGGCAGCACATTGCATGCGCCAAGTGCGGTTGACCACTCTCCTGATCCAGCACCTCACCAGCCCGATGCGCGTTGATGTGACGCATCGTAGCGGCCATGTAGCGTCGCTCCAGGTAATCTATCTGTGACCAGCTCCACGCGCCGTATTTTTCAGCGCCGAACGTCAGCACGTTAGCCAGCGCCAGCTCAGCCTTGGGCGGTATGAGGTCCATCATCGGCTTGCCCTGGTCATCCTTTCGCCCCAATGCTCCTATCTCTTCGTCACAGCGCTGACACCGGTCATGCGGTATCGGCACGCTGTCAGGTCGCTGAAAGGTCGTCCCGCAGTGCTTACAGGTCTTCACCCCGCCACCAGTGCCAGCTTTGTCTTGTCCACGCCGCTCATTTGATCCTGATACGCTGTCCATATCTCACTCCCGCTCATGTTGTCGTACTTGTCGTGGTTACGGATGATCCACATCCACACCTGTCCTTTCCCATCGTAAACCCGCACCTTGCGTGACATGGGCATTTCACGCAGCAGCAACCCCACCTTCACCGGGGTGAACCATTCCGGCTTGGCGTACATGAGGTCAGCACGGATCATCTCGCCACACTTGAGCGTCACCACTGCGTCACTGGCAGTGACCAGATCACTTTTGAATGACCCAGCGCCAGCAGCAATGAACGCTTCCATCGTCTGAAGCTGGGATGACTTGCTCGCTTCGGTGATATCGCGCAAGAACTCAGTCACAGGCGGTGGAGCGCCAGGTTTGAAGTCACTCAGGTCAACGCAGTTGCGCAAATACCAGATGCACGCCTCATAGCCGCCCTGTTCCATCCATTCCCAACGATCCTGCCAGTAGTCCAGCCACTCAGGCCGCATGGCACCACTGGCATCCCGCGTGTTGATATCAGACCACACAGCGAAGATGCGCCGTGATTGCCCCTGGAGGCTGAACGGCAACTGACTGTTAGTAGTCATGGTCACACTCAACAGGTTACGCACAGACACTTTCTTGACGCCCTTCTGGTTCACACGCAGCCTATCCGGTGGGGCTGCTGCCAGGGGTTTCAGCTTGGCGCTTATCGCCAAGGCCTCTTTCCGGTCGCCCAATTCGGTTTCGTTGACCAACAGATGCTTGGTGCTCAATAGGTAGTCATTGAAGTCTTCCGTCAGCTCGTCACCGCTGATCGTGTGGCTGTGGTCACCCATTGCTTTCGTGAACGGGTACAGCAGAAAATCCTTACCGCCACCTTCCGCGCTACCCAGCGTCAACATGTGGTTGATTTTCTTTTCTGGGTACAGCAGCGTGAATGCCAGGTACTGGAGAATGTGCTTTTTTTGCTCTCCCCACCCCAACACGTCGAAATGCTCCAGCCACTTGCTGCAATCGCCCTGTGTGCCCTGTATCTCGTTCAGGTTGCACCATGAGTTGCCGAAGCGTACCCCGCCTTCTTCGAACACCGGGGGCATTTTCGGGGCATAGTCCAGCTTGTCCACCTTGGTGACACGACCGCCCATCAGGGCTTCCTTACGTGCATCAGGATCAAGGTGGGCATAGGTGTTCTGGTAGGCTTCGGCACTGTAGAAGATGCGCTTGCGACGGTCGTAGAACTGATTGGCTTCAGCAATGTAAATCACATCATCGAAGAAATTAACTTCCGCTTTTGACTGTTGATACCACTCGCTACGCAGCTCCTTGATAATGTCCTTGAACTCGCGCTGGCTCCAGAACATCATGGCGCAAATGTCCTTATGCCAACCTATCTGCTCCATCTTCGGCAGCTCGTCCACGACACGCAGCAGGGACGCCACCAGCTCGCGGGCTTCAGGGGAATCGTGACGCTCACGCCTTGCCGCGTCGAATAGCTGTTGCAAGGCAGGCTCACTGACGCTTTCGCTCTGCTGCGTGTCACCAAGGAATGACACCTCGCTCACGTCCGCCAGCATGCGGGTTGCCTTCCAACTTGTCAGCCGGGAGCCGAAGCCAGGAACCTGATCTTCCATCCACGCCAGCAGGTCACGCCCCGTGCGTGTCTGACACGCCCCGTGGTGGCACTTGAAGCCAATGGACCCGTCTGCGTTGGTGAACACCGCCGTGCCGCTATCGTCACTGCCTGTATGCTCATGCACCCATGGACACGTTACGTCAAAGCGGCCATCGCTGAGCACCTCCTTAATGCGGATCATGTCAGGCACATCCAGCAAAGGATGACCCGCTACATTGGCGGCACCATCCACCCGTGCTTCCCGGCGTTCTGCGTCAAGATCGACCGCGAAGGGGAGCGCCAGGGCTTCAAGGGTGGTGGTGTTGAACGGCTGCCAGTCCAGCATGCGGCATTGAAACGGCTGCCCATCAACCAGCTTGGATGCCTTGTTGTTGATGCCTTCCGGCAACCGCACGTACCGGGTGACACCCTTCATGCCGGGGTCACGACCTTCAGGAGCGAGGCCGTTTGCTACCAATCCATCTAGCAGGTTCTCTACCCTACCCCGGTCACCGCATGGTTGCGCCAGGATGTAGCCCCACTGCTCACTACCCGGTGACGTTTCCAGTATCCAGCTTGGATCAGGCAGACGCTTTGCCGCTTCGATGCTCAGCTTTTCCCGCACATCATCCAGCACGATGCAGTGCGTCTGCTCATACAGCGCCTTGCGGCGACGGGCTATGCCGCGCTCGTCAGGGTGGAACGTGCTGATCGTGAAATACTGGTTGCTGGGTTGCTGGAAGCGGTAGCGGCTGAAGTGGTCACCCTTCCAGGCTGTCAAGTGATGCTCCGGTGGGATGTTGCTGGGGTCATGGCGGAAGCCCGTCACGTGTGCAACATCCACCATGGTGCCGAAGATGGCACCTAAAAATTCGTGGTTGGACACCATATGTGTGATCGCCTGTGTTTGACAACGTGCAATTGTTGTTTGACAATGTACCACGTCACGGCGTATTGTCAAACCATCACCAACACGAAGGGTAAATCAATGAGCGTATTCCTCACTGTCCGCATGGAGCAAGAAGCTCTGGACGAATTCCGTAAGTATTGCAGTGAGAAGCTGCAACGCCGCCACTCTGACGTAGTGCGCGAACTGGTCATTGCCGCTACCGAAGGTCGCGTCAAGATCACCCCTACCGATGCCATGAAGGAGATGTACCATGACAATTGAGAACTCACTGGAGCGTATCGCTACTGCCCTGGAAGCACTGGCGGCGAAGCGTGATGTCAACGTTCAACCCGTATCAGTGTCAGCACCGTCTGCCCCTGAGGCTCCAGCAGCACCGTCTGCCCCTGAGGCTCCAGCAGCACCGTCTGCCCCTGAGGCTCCAGCAGCACCGTCTGCCCCTGAGGCTCCAGCAGCACCGTCTGCCCCTGAGGCTCCAGCAGCAATGACACCCCAGCAGCTCAACGAAGTGTTGGTAGGGGAGTTCAAGCGCCTGGGTGGCCGGGAACCGATTGACAAGGTGTTACATGACCACGGTGTGCAGTCTATCAGTGACCTTGATCCTTCACAGTATCAATCCGTCATCACCGCAGTGCAGGCGCTCTGATATGGGTACTCACGCACGACTCAGCCCCAGCAACCACCGGTGGCCTCACTGCCCCGGTTCGGTTGCCCTGGAAGCACAGTACCCTGACATAGCAGGCGATGCGGCAATAGACGGTACAGGGTCACATTTGCTGTTGGAAATGTGCCTGAACAATGACTACACCCCGAGTCACTATGAAGGGCGGATCATTGGCACCAACCATGAAGACAAGCCGGAAGGCTGGTTGGTGAATCAGGATCGCATTGAACGGGTGCAAATGTGCCTGAACTACATCAACCGTCGCAAGGAGGAATTGCACCAGCAGTTCCCCGAAGCCACGATCACCGTGCAGGAGGAAAGCCGTTCAGACCCTGGTGGCATGTTCGGACGCAAGGACTGGCAGGGCACCTGTGACGTGACGATTGAGGTCACACATGACAACGCCTGCTTGTTCGTGGAAGTGATCGACTACAAGGACGGTCGCGGATGGGTACACGTAGAAGGCAACTCTCAGCTCCTGAGTTACGCAGGCGGGAAGATACGTCCATGGATCGCATCAGGCCCGGACCTTGTGCGCCCGTTCCGTCCCGAGCGTATCCCCCATGGTGTGCGAACCAGCATTGTCCAGCCGAAGACCTCACAGCCTGTGCGCTACCACGACTACACCACGTCAGACGTAGTGGATGCGCTGGTTGACTTGTCATGGGCAGCAATGAAGACGGATTGGGACGATGCGCCCCTGGTGTCGGGGAAACACTGCCAGTGGTGCAATCACAAGCCCAACTGCACCGCGCAGGCGAATGAAAGTCTGGAGGTACTCAAGATGAGCAACGATGTAGTAACACAGGACGGGCAAAGCCTGTTCGAATTGATCGAAGGCGTAGTAGGCGACGTGACCGAAATGGACACTAAGCGCCTGACTGAGCTGGCGGACGCACGCGCTGGAATCGAAGCCGCGTTCGACCGGGTAGACAAGGAGCTGTTCGCTCGCCTGGAGCAAGGCCAGGAAGTGGATGGGTACGCGCTGAAACCGGGACGCTCCAGTCGTATCTGGAATGAGCCTGAGGAAGAGATTGTCAAGGTTCTCAAGAACCGTAGACTCAAGCGTGACGATATTTACCCGCCGAAGTTGGCATCACCGGCTCAGGTGTTGAAGAACCCGAACCTCACTGACGACCAGAAGGAGAAGATCGAGAAGCAGCATGTCACCGTCAAGGCTGGGGAGCTGAAGCTGACCAAGGTGGCACGCGGCGAAAAACCGGAAATTTCATTCAATGATGATATACCATCATTTCTGTAACCGACACGAAGAGGCACACAACCATGCAATTCAAAGTCAAAGGCATCCTGAGCTATCCGCACCTGTTCACCCCGCGCAGCGTGAACCCCGGTGATGACCCGAAATTCAGCGCCAGCATCCTTGTTCGCAAGGATGACCCACAGGTGCAGCAGATTCAGCAGATCATCGATACCGATAAAGCTAATGGTTGGCCCAACGGTTTCCCGGCGAACGGTAAGCAGTTCATGAAAGACGGTGCTGTCCAGCATCCTGACCGTCCCGAGATGCACAGCTACATGATTATTAGACCCAACGCGAAAGCGGACAGCAAGCCTCACACCGTGGACATGCAGATGAACCCGGTGATGAATCAGGCAGACGCTTATGCCGGTGCCGTGGTCTGGGCAGCGCTCAACAGCTTCGTCTACAACCAGCCTGTCAACAAGGGTGTCGGTTGCGGTCTGAACGGCATCATGCTGACCGGTGAAGAAGGTGAGCTTGGCCGCCTGGATGGTAAGCCCACTGTCGAAGGCATGTTCGGAGACGTGGCGCAAGGTGGCGGTGGCGCACCGCAAGCCCCGGCAGCACCTGCTACACCGCCGCCAGCCGCTCCTAGTGCCCCCAAGTACCAGATGACCGACAAGGCCAACGGTCTGACCCGTGAACAGTATCACGCGGCTGGCTGGAGCGATGAACAGTTGGTCCAGCACGGCATCATGCTGCCGCCAGGTGGCGTTGCCCCCAGCTTCGCATAACGACAAACACCGCCCCGCTCCAGGGGCGGTTTTCTTCTGAGGCACACAACCATGACTCCTGATTTCATCTTCGGCGTCACCCCCGGTGACGTGGCCTACGATATCGAGACATACCCCAACGTCTTCACCTTCTACGCGGTGCATGCCGACACAGGCCGGGAATGGGTCTTTGAAGCCAGCCCGTGGCGTCACGACATACCCGAGCTACTGGACTACCTGAACACCATGCGGCAGCAGGGTTGCCGTATGGTGGGTTTCAACAACGTGGGTTTTGACTACCCCGTGGTGCATTTCATCCACCAAGCCCGCAACGTTTCAGCGTGGGAGATTTATCAGAAGGCCATGGGCATCATCCGCGCACCGGATAACGCCAGGTTCGCCCACATGGTGTGGGAGTCTGACCGGGTAGTGGAGCAGATCGACCTGTTCAAGATTCACCACTTCGACAACAAGGCACGATCCACCAGCCTGAAGGTGCTGGAATTCAACATGCGCAGCGACAATGTTGAAGACCTGCCGTTTGACGTGGGCATTGAACTGACCCGTGAACAGGCCAACGTGCTGAAGCGCTACAACCGGCATGATGTGTTGGAGACGCTTAAGTTCTACCGTCACTCACTGGATCAGATACGGTTCCGCGAAGATCTGACGGTGAAGTATAACCGCAACTTCATGAACCACAACGACACCAAGATAGGCAAGGACTACTTCATCATGCGGCTGGAGGAACAGAACCCCGGCTGCTGTTATCAGTACATCGACGGCAAGCGTCACATGGTGCAGACGAAGCGTGACAGCATCCGCCTTGCTGACGTGATCATTCCCTACATCGGCTTCCGTGATCCTGAGTTTCAGCGCATCCTTGACTGGTTTAAGTCACAGACGATCACCGAAACCAAAGGCGTCTTCAAGGACGTGCATTGCACCGTGCGTGGCTTCCAGTTCGACTTCGGCACCGGGGGCATTCACGGCTCCATCGAATCGCAGATTGTCGCCTCAGACGATGAACACGTGATCATCGACCTGGACGTTGCCAGCTACTACCCCAACCTTGCCATTGCCAATGGCTTCTATCCTGAACACCTGGGGCAGGCCTTCTGTACGATCTATGAAGACGTGTACCAACAGCGCAAGAGTTACGCCAAGGGCACCGCTGAAAACGCCATGTTCAAGCTGGCGCTGAACGGTGTCTACGGTGACTCCAACAACCAGTACAGCCCGTTCTATGACCCGCAGTACACCATGAGCATCACCATCAATGGACAACTGCTGCTGTGCATGCTGGCGGAAGCCTTGATGCAGGTGGACGCGGTGCAGATGATCCAGATCAACACTGATGGCTTGACCATCCGCTGCCCGCGCCAGCTCACCGGTTGGGTAGAGCAGGTGCAGCACTGGTGGGAGCAGATGACAGGCTTGCAGCTTGAGGCAGCGGAATACAGCCGCATGTTCATCCGTGACGTGAACAACTACGTCGCGGAATACACCGATGGCAAGCTGAAGCGCAAAGGTGCCTATGAATATGAGCTGGGCTGGCACCAGAACCATAGCGCCCTGATCGTACCGAAAGCCGCTGAAGCCGCCTTGGTGCATGAGGTCAGCATTCGTGAATTCATTTCCAGCCACGATGACCCGATGGACTTCATGCTGCGCACCAAGGTGCCCCGTTCGTCCATGTTGGAATGGGGCGGTGAGCGTGTGGCAAACATCGTCCGGTACTACATCAGCACCGAAGGCAAGACGCTGGAGAAGGTCATGCCGCCAGCAGGCCCGGAAGGTGCCTACAAGAAGAAGAACGGCGTACCTGACCACTACTACCATCAGGTGCTGGCGGAAGTGGGAGACGCCTGGGATGAGCGCATCCACACCAAGAACAAGAGCAAGTATGAAGAACGGCGTATGAGCATCAACACCGGCTGGCTGGTGACGCTGTGCAACGACATGGGTGACGGTCTGGACATGGATGACCTAAATATCAACTGGTACGTCAAGGAAGCTGAGAAGCTGGTGTTGACGCTGCAAGGCTGACTTCGTTAAGCCTGAAACCCTCGAAGTATGGGATGGTGAGAAGTATGGGTATCCGTGAAAACAAGGTAGAGCGCTACCTGCATGATTGTGTCACCGCCCTTGGTGGCACGTCTCGAAAGTGGACCAGCCCCGGCATGCGTGGCGTTCCTGACCGCATCGTCATCGTGCCCTGGGGTGTCTGGCTGGTGGAGGTCAAGACCAGTGACGGAAAGCTGTCCTCGGATCAGGTGCGCGAACATCAACGCCTGACGGACGCGGGGGCCAGGGTGCGCACGGTCTACGGTCATCAAGGCGTTGATCAACTGATTATTGAGGTGATGAATGCTCAAACCACAACAACTGTATGACTACCAGCGTGAATGCGTGCTGCACCAGCTTTACAACGATGAATCCATGTTGTGGCTTCAGATGGGCTTGGGCAAAACCCCTGTCACCCTGACGACCATCGTTGACCGCATGCGGGCAGGGCAGGTGCAGAAGGTGCTGATCTTTGGCCCGCTGCGTGTCATCCAGGCAGTATGGAGTCGTGAGGCCAAGAAGTGGGAACACACCCGGCACCTTCGCTTCAGCGTCATGCACGGAAGCAAAGAGAAGCGTATAAGGGCGCTGTTCTCCGATGCGGACGTGTACCTGACCAATTACGAAAACATGAACTGGCTGGCGGAAACGCTGGATCACTACTACATCAGCCAGGGCAAGCCGCTGCCATTTCAGATGGTGGTCTATGACGAAATCTCCAAGCTGAAGAATTCCGCCAGCCTGCGCATGGCGGGCGGCAGTCGTGACCGCAAGGATCGACACGGTGAGGTTCACAAGATCAAGGTCACGGGCTGGCGCAAGATCATCCCGCATATCCCCATCCGCACCGGGCTGACAGGCACACCCGCCAGCAACGGGTATCTTGATCTTCATGGGCAGTATCTGGCAGTCGATGGCGGTCAGCGCCTGGGGGCATTCGTCACGCATTACAAGAATGACTTCTTCGAATCCGATTACATGGGCTGGAGCTACACGCCTACCGAAATGGGTAAGCAGCGAATCGAAGAGCTGATCAGCGACATGACGAAGAAGATGGACGCCAAGGACTACCTGGACATTCCAGCGGTGAAGGTCACGAACCTCATGGTGGACATGCCGGAAAAGGCCAGGAAGTGGTATCAGGAAGTCGAAAAAGAGATGTTCACTCAACTGGAGTCGGGCCGGGAAATCGAAGTCTTCAGCCGTTCCAGCGTATCCAATAAGTGTCTTCAGTTCTGCAACGGTAGCCCCTACTTCCCCGACTCCACGGAATTTGAAGCGGTGCATGACGCCAAGCTGGACGCACTGGAAGACGTGTTGGAGGAAGCTGGCGGGTCACCGGTGCTGTGCAGCTACACTTTCAAGTCAGACGCGGCACGCATCATGAAGCGTTTCAAGAAGTACAAACCGGTGAACCTGACCGCCGTGGCGTCCAAGGATACCGAGAAGGTCATTAACGATTGGAACGCCGGTAAAATCAAGCTGCTGATAGGCCACCCTGCCAGCATGGGGCATGGTATCGACGGCTTACAGGAGTCAGGGAACATCGTCGTCTGGTTCGGGTTGAACTGGAGCCTGGAGCTTTACGAGCAGATGATTGGACGCATCAACCGCCAGGGTCAGAAACGCCCTGTGTCCGTCATCCGCATCCTGTGCAGGGATACCATCGACCTTGCTGTTGCCGATGCTCTGGAGCGTAAAACGGACGATCAGGAAGGCTTGAAGTCCGCCTTGCAGCGTTACCGTGAAGGCATCACCACCAATGACCTTGAGGTCAATTTCTTCTGAGAGGCAATCATGCAACAGTATCAAGAGCTTGTTCAGCGCATCCTGCACCACAGACACCGCAAGGACGACCGCACCGGTACAGGCACGTTATCTGTGTTTGGCCACCAGATGCGGGTCATCGGGCAAGGGGAGTCCTTCACTGGCACCTTGCTGGAAAAGTTTCATCCGGCTGCTTGACTTGTGTTGTACGCTGTACCACAATGACCCACATACACAGCGCAACGGGAACAACCGACATGATCAAGTTCAACCTCTACAACGTGGTCAACAAGGAAACTGGCGACAAGGCAAAGGTCAGCTATCACATCAGCAACCGTGTTGACGGTCGTGAATGCGTGACCCTGTACGAAAAAGAGTACAGCCGCAATCTGAGCAAGGTCTTTGCTGGTCAGGCTACCAACAACAGCGATTCGATGACTGACTACTTCGAAAGCACCAAGATGGTGTTCTTCACCGATCACCCGCTTTATGAGCAAGCACTAGCAGCCGCTAAGCGCTGGGAAGCTAAGTGGAAAGCCCGTCGCGCGGCATGACAATAAACGCCCCGGTTCGCCGGGGTTTCTTGCACACAGGAGAACGATCCAATGACCATCAACAGCATGAATGAACTTGCGACACTGGTGGAGCAGAAGGCAGAAACATTACCGGAAGCGTCTTTCACCAACGACAAAGAATCTGTTCGTGTCGGCAACATGACAGTCCGATTCAAGGGAGATAAACCGTCAGCACTGGCACTGGCAAAGAAGCTACGCAAAAAGAAGAAGGTCGGCACCACGCAGCGCAAGGTGCCTGCCAAAAAGCACGCTTGCATCGGTGGTCCGTATTATGGGCATGACTTGTACCTGACACCGGATCAATCCTGCACCATGGTATTCACCGCGTCCGGTATGACCGGGCGCTATGTTCGCATTGACACCAAAGGCAAAGTCTTCTGGGAGTACGCAGTGAAGGGGCAGTACAACGGTGACACCAAGACGCAACCCAGCAAAGGGGCACGATCATGACCGAGATTCTGGAGCAAGAGTTCTTCGCGCCAGCCAGCACGGACATGGTGAACACCGTGATTGGTCGTTATCGCGGGGAACTCACCGAGATTGAAAACGTCTGCCAGTTCCTACACGGTGACGGTTTAGCAAGCGTGATGCATTACTTCATGGACGGGAACCGTGACAGCCGTGACCGGTTCACCGGTTCAGTGGAAAAGCTGTTCAGCCGCGATGGTGCCATTGCCGCACTGAATGCCCACTACTGGCACCATATCATGCAGATGACGGACGTGCTGGACTGCATGCCAGCGAAGCGCCGCGAAGAGTGGTTTGAACACATCCAGAAGATGACCACGCCAGAGTTCGAAGAAGAGACGGTACGCGCCACCCTCGGGGAGCTGCTGGCGCTGCGTGGCAAGTTCCTCGCTGAACGTGTTGACGGCATCTTCCAGGCACTGAGCCGCACGCACGTTACCAACCAGCCGGAAGGTTTCGGCAAGCGTATGATCCTCACCGGTGTGACTAACGATTGGGGCGCTTGCGCACGCAGTCAGACAGGTCACATCAACGATCTTCGCAGCGTCATTGCCAAGTTCATGCAGCGTGATGAACCGGACTGGAACGCCAGCAACCGACTGGTAGAAATCGCCAGGGCTTACCACCGGGGTGAGTGGTTGGACGTTGACGGCGGGGCGCTTCGCCTTCGTTGCTACAAGAACGGTAACGCTCACCTTGAAGTCCATCCTGACATGGCGTGGAAGCTCAATCAGGTGCTGGCGCTGTTGTATCCAACGGCTATCCCGTCACAGTTCCGCACAGCTCCAAAGCGCAAGGTGAAGAAGGAATACACGTTAATGGAGCGCCCGTTGCCCTTCGCTGTGTTGCAGATGCTGCACCGCATGAGGCCGCTGAGGTTGATACGTGAGCGCCTGACGGACAACCGCAACAGCCTAGAATTCGACTATGGCGAAAAGGACAAACACGTCATGGCGGAAGTGGAGAAAGTGCTGGAAGCCATCGGTGGTATCCGCTGCACCTGCGATTACAAAGCCTGGTGGGAATTCGACTACGATCCTGATCCTGTCATCAAGAGCATTGTGGTAAGCGGTTGCGTGCCAGACCACAAGAGCCACCAGTATTACCCCACGCCACGTGGGTTGGCAGCGCGTGTGGTGGAGCTTGCTGACATTGGTGATGCAGACACCTGCCTTGAACCTAGCGCGGGCACAGGGGTGCTTGCTGACCTGTTGCCGAAGGGTCGCACCACATGCATTGAAGTCAGCCCGCTGCATGCTCAGGTGCTGGCGCAGAAGGAACACACGGTGAAGGAAGTCGATTTCCTTACCTATGAGGGTCAATCGTTTGACCGCATCGTCATGAACCCGCCATTCAGCCAGGGGCGCTGGCGCTCGCACGTTGAACACGCAGCGTCCTTGCTGTCACCCGGTGGGAAGCTGGCAGCAGTGATTCCCGCCAGCGCTCATGGCAAGTTCCATGTGGAAGGTCTGAACGTGGTCTATGACGGACCGTACAACAATCAATTTAGCGGCACCAGTACATCGGTGACGATCATGGTAGGAGAAAAACAGTGAGAATTTTAGTGGCTTGCGAATATAGCGGAAAAGTGCGCGAGGCATTCCGAGCTT